GAAGATGCGTCAAAGTGGATTATAGAACACAAGTATAAAATTAAAAAAGTAGATGAGACAAAAAACTTATACAGATTTAGACAAATCACACCATCAGTATTAGATAAGCAAGGTTATAAAATATATAGGAATTTAGCAATCACTCCAATAATTACTTTGGTATTGGCTTATAAAAATTAAAGCGGTTTGAAAAATCTTTTTAAAATACCCAAATTTTTTCTAGGATTATCAGACCAAAGATTCAAAAACTTTTCATAATCACCCAAATAAGAATCACTATCTTGATAATATTCTAAAGAATAATCACAAGCAATACAATACCACCCACATTGGGAAGAATCAATATTCTGTATTTCTCTATTATTACAATAAACGGGTTTAAATGGTTTTAAAAAACTACTAACTGCTTTCGGCATACCGAAACCAAAACTATCAAAATAAAGAGCATTACAAACTTTATGATTTTCTGTTTCTTCAGCATCTTCTCTATCATCATCCGAATAAATTTTCGCAAGAACCCAATGAGACCCATTATTTCCTTCAGCATCAGTTTTATCATCGTCCATAAGATTAATATAATAACTACCAATTTTTCTAGGTATGTTATACAATTCATTTTTTGAATAAACACCAACGATTGGCAATTCTAATTTTTTACATATTCTTTTAATGTCGAAATTCGTGAGCATATTATAATATACTTATAAATTAATTTAAATTCTTTTTAAAAATTCTGTTTTAATAAAACAATAGTCTTTCACTTCAGGCTTTTCTCTATCTTTTCTACCGCCTTTTCTTATTTCCATACTTCTGATTACTTCTTCACTATTATATTGATACCAAAATAATCCATCATTATAACTAAAGATAAAATACACTGGTTTATCACTCTTTGATGCAAAATCTATTTTATTCTTCCCTATCATTGTGTCTGGGTAAGTGTGAGAACTGCATCGTCTGGATTTTAATTCAATATAACAAGTATCAGAATAATAATCAAATAGAGAATATTTATCTTCGGATTTTTTTAAATCGTCCCCAAATTTACTTTTTAGTTTTTCAAATATTTCACCTTCTTTATCTAATCCAAAATTATAATCAATATTTTTATTCATCTATATTATATATTTAGATATTAAATAAATCTTTAAATTGTTTTAATATAGCCCATTACCACCAGAGGCTCCATACAACCCTCTACCACCATATCCACAATTGGTGCCTCCCATTTGTGTATAATTTGTTGGGATAAAAGGATTCATCGCAGGGCTATTAATTCCAGCATAAGGTGATAATGTCATTTCAGTCGAACTCGGCTTAACTCTTGGATTAGTTTTAAAATCTTTAACAGGTTCGTTATTGGGCGTATTTGCTGTTAATTCCAAACCAAAATTATTTCTCATTGCTTGGCGATAAGCAGAACTATCTGATGCAAGAGCACCACCAACTTTTCTAGGACGACCTCTTTTTCTAATACCAATACCTAATTTTTGGTCTATTTCGTGCCCAGCATAAGAACCAGCTGCAGAACCAGCAATCCCGCCCAGAGGACCACCCACTGCAGTTCCAGCAACTCCACCAAGAGCGGATGTAGCGGCAGGAATTAAATAATGTCCAGCTTTCTTAAAAATATCTTTAATATTAATTTTACCTCCTTCTTTACTACTCTTTTTACTACCTTTTTTCTTTCTTATAGAAGCCATAAAAGCTTTTGCTTCTGCACTCCCTTTTTTTAATTTCCCACCAGAATAGGGCATATTACCCTCTCTAACATAATGATGACCTATATGATGAACAATATCACCTTTACGAGTTGTATAATGATGATTTTTAATTCCATAACCAAAAGCAGATAAAGATTGTTGTTTTAAAGCTTCTTGTGCGACTGGTTGTAATTTAGGCGGGAGTCTATGTATATTAGATTCAAGGGCGTCAACAGCAATTTCTTCACCTTTTTGTTTTAAATCTCCAACTAATTGTTTTTTACCTGCGTTAATACTTCTATTATCAATAGCAGCACTTCCAGCACTACCAAGAATTGCACCGACAGCCATTCCAGCCTCAGGGCTCCCAACTGCATTACCTACAGCAGCACCAACCGCATCAGCACCATATCGAACACCAGTTTTTGCTACTTCTCTAACAGCAGGATGACCTAATGCAGACTTAACAGCTTTACTTGCTTTATTTAGAATATCTCTAAAACCATTTCCGTGAATTATAGTATGATGTAATTCGTCAGGAGTTAAATTTAATTTAAAACCTTTACCTTTTTTATAAGCAGTCAATAATTTTCTTGCATTCTGTGGTTTTAATAAAACTATATGATTTCCAGCTCCCGAGCCCATCATATGATGAGGAATAATAACAGGTTTTCCTGAAACTAATTTTTTTGCTTGGTCTTTAATTAAACCCAATTGATGTGGTATAAAATTTTTATTCATTTATATATATTTATAATAGCAATAGAAAATAATTTTAAAACTATGTTTCTAAAATTAAATATCTATTCAATTCTCGCACCAGTTGAGATATCAATTGTCATTTCTTTCATAAATTCTACAAAGACCATTATATCACAAGCAACTAAACTAGCATTTTGACCCACAATTTGAACAGATCTACTAACACCCTGTTCACTTGGTAGAACTCTTGAACAATCCCCATAATAGTATCTATATAATCTTGAAAACATATCCTCACTAATTAAACCAGAAGCTAATCCCGTCGTCATACTACCATTTAATTGATTTGAATACAATAATTGTTGTTTAAAAGCCTCAAAATCGTATAACTCATTATTTAAGAATAAATTAACACCAGAAATTAAAATATTAAAGTTAGTCAATGTAATTGGGTCTGGTGTGGATGGTGATGATGAACAAGCATTTAAGTATGAAACAGGTAGATTTTGAGCAACAGCATTAACAGTTACTTGATTTGTTGTTGAAAGGAATGGGACGACTAGTACACTTTGTATTGAATTTATTCCATTACTAACAAGGAAATTAAAATTTGCACCTGCAGCTACATTAGAAAATTGGTATTGAAAAATATCTTTATACATAATTTTTTTAGTTGGTGCAAGTGATAAATATTTGCTTTCTGCCAATGGGTTCATAGTATAGACGGGGGCATATAATCTACAAGCGGTTTGTGGCGATTGACCGAGATTGTAAGCAGATTGTTGTGCAAAAGTGTTTTTTACAATACTTAAAGTTAAGTTATATATGTCTGGTGCTAAAGGGCATCCTCCTTGACCATAACCAGTTGAAGCAATCATTAAAGGATTTGTCAATCCTCCAATAACTGTTGTATTATTTATAGTTAAAGATGGTGAAATATCTGGGACTCCTGTAGCTTTAACAATTTGACCTTTAGTTGTTGTAAAATTTATAGCTGTTTGATTAGTATTAATATAAAATCTCATAGTTGCTCCTTTTAATAGCGGTAATTTTTCAAAATAATCAGCCAAGTCTTTTAATCTTAATTTAGCAAAAACATACCAAATTACGCTACCATCCTGTGATTGAGTTTTATATGAACGATATACTGTATTACAGGTTCCTGGACCATTTATAAAGCTCTGTCCTAATGAATTCGCCTCATTTGATGGATCATAACCATACCAATCTTGTCTTTTCCTCATACCATTATTACAAGCGTAATCGCCAATAAAGAAAGGGCTTGGATTTCCAGCTCCAGTATATGAAACTGCATTATTTGTGGCAGTTGTAGCATCAGTAGCAAGCGTGGGAACGCCAGCCACTCCTGTTGAAGGGAGAGTAAAAGGGACACCAGCTGCTTTCCCTGCTGGATCAACTGCGGCAGTGGTAGTTGTTAATATAGAATAAATACTTGAATTACCATTATTTGATATTCCTATCCCATTCCCTCTTGAACCACCCGCACTTATTCCAGTTCCTGGTGTTAGATAAGTATTTTCAAAAGACCAAGAGCCCGCATTATCAGGGTAATACCCACAACTCGGTCCCTCATTTAAAAGGTCATCTACCGACCAACTTGTATGACACTGGAAACTTCGAAACACGTTTAAAAATGGAGTTTGCTGGACTACATTTTGATTATTAAATTCTACAGTCATACTATTTATCATATTCCAAAATCCAGCTTTAAATGCCCAGGAGTAATCTCCAACTGGTGTCGGATTTGGTAGACTTGCTGCTGTATTACTTGTTAATTGAACTACTAAAGGCATTAAAATATATGCTTCAGACCAATTAATCCAGCCTCCGGCATTTGATAGAGGTGTAGAATCAATAACAACCTGTGATGTGTAATTCTGAGAATTGTTATCATTTACATAAACCCATTTTTTAGAGATAAATTCACTTTGGTCTATTTCAGTGTTTAAACTCTCTTCATAAACTAGATTATCAGCCATATTTTTATTATATAATTATATGAGATAATAAATTTTTCAAAAATAAAATTATATTATGTTTGAAAAAATAAAAATTGTTCTATATTAAACTATAAATTTAATGAGATATATTTCCGTGGTTTTGATGTCCTTACATTCAAATGATTCATTTTTTGTGTCAATTGTTTTATAGCATTTTTTTTACCCTTGTCAAGATTATCTAAAACTTCTTCTCCCATTCCATAACCAGCAGTTTTATTTCTCATTAATTTTAAAAATGCCCCAGTTTTTGACGGCTTGATGTTAAAACCACCTCCAGCTTTTTTTCTAGCCAAAATATACATTATATATACATCTATATAAGATTTTAATTTACTCAATAAGTAAATCCTAATTCAGCCTTGCTCTTCATAATTAGCAATATTAATGTATTGGGGTCTTGTATAATAATAGCATTACCTAAAGAATCCACAAATCTAAAAGTGAATTCTGTATATTGCCCGTTTTCTATTTTATTGAAAGCCATATCGCTCACCTGATTAACATAAAGAGCCCCAAAATTTACACCTTGTGGTGTTATTGAATAAACTAATTGAGACGGGATGGCTAATCTATTATTTACTAAACTACATAAACATAAATAAGAAGGTTGAGGGATGATTTGAGGTGCGGTGCTTGATATGAATGATTGTGTTGATGCATATGCTGGAGTTTGAACTTGGTCTGGGGGTGTTCCTGTAATAGTTGCATTAGGATAATTTCCCGCTGTAAAACCAATTAAAGCTTGAAAATTTGTATTAGGGACGATAAAAATAGGATTAATCGCATTAACAGGTAATTCCCAAGTGGCTCCGCTTGGTAAGTCCCAAGTATTATCTGTTGCTATAGTTGTGCTTATTTGGAAAGAATTAATTTGGTCCGCATACAAAGATGGATTAACAACAATCTCTAAAAAATATACAAAAGAACCCGTGCTGGTTGTCATATAATGTGTATTAGCAACCATATTTTGTTGAAGATATGCGTTAATCTCTGGTAGTTCTAAATAACTATCTGGCAACGTAATTGTCCAAGTTGTTCCATCAATCCACTCATAACTAAAATAATTATTATTATTTGCTACTGTGATGTTAAATACTGAATTATATACCGATATTTGTTGGACGGCTATAAATTCATCTACAAATTGGACACCACCGAGTGGGAATTTATAAAGAAAGGTTGAATTACCCGTATTCGCTACAATATTTGATTGATTTAAAATAAGTGTTCTTGGCATAATATGTTATATATTATAATTAGATATTAAATATTCTTATATTTCCATTAACATTTCTAATCCTTTATTTTTATTAATTCTACCGTTCGCTATATACTTTTTAATCAATACTTTACATTCTTTAACCATATTTATATTATCATTGCCCGCATTTAATTCGCCGAATAACAACTGTAATCTTTTCATATCTTCTTCTTCTTTATCTTCTACGGGTGTTTTGAATTTAAGAGTATTCAATACTTTAGCACCTCTTGCAATTTTTAAAAAGTGAGTCTTTTCTGGTTCTGTTAATGAATCGTAATGTCTCTGATTAACCTTGCCCCAATCTAATACGTCTATAATAAATTCTTTAAAATTATCATCAATATGAACGGGTTTAATAGATGGTATTGTCCCTGTAGATGGGAATTTTAGATTTAAAACATTCTCTTCAAGGAGTTGTGGGTAATGGATTATGTATTTACCAAATTCTCTGTATTTTGGCATATCTTTATTAATTGACACGCCTCTGCCTAATTTTATCCGCCTCCCATTAAATGCGTAATTGTTTCTTACACCTTTCCCACTGTATGAAGAATCATCACTGCTTTCGCTATCTGCTTCTTTTTCAACTTTTAAGTGTTTGGCAAATCCTTTTTTTAATTTTAACATTTCTCTATTGTCTTTATTAAAGTGTTTGAGGACTTTATCAGTTAATCCTCTACCGCTGAATCGTTCAAGACCTTGTAATCTTGCCAATGCTTGTTTAACTTCACCTCTAGTTGAATTTTTTGTTAAATTAATTGGGGGAGCTAATAGTGTGTTATTATAGGCGAACAAACTATTTTTTTCCCCTGTTGTCCCGATACTTGCAACTTTTGTTCCGTCTTTACCACCTCTAGTAAAAATTTCAAAAGTATTATCCAGAGCTTGTCTTCTTGAAACACTGTCAGCCAATCTTACTGCTTCTTGTTCATCCTTTCTTTGCTGTTCTTCTTTTAGTTGTTGTCTTAGTTTTATCTGCTCTCCTGCCTGAGCTCTCGCCTCTCTTCCCCTCTCTATCGCTAATGTTTGGCGTTTTTGTTCATCGATAAAAGGTTCATACCCTTCATCAATTTTCTTTTTTATTATTTTATTTAAAGCTCTTTTGTCATTATAACGCCAATTACCTTTAAAATCCATCCCAACATCATATACTTCATTAAATATATCATCTATTTGTCCTTGTGTTATTTTAACAAGTGAGAGGGTATTTAATATTGGTTCTGTTTCATTTCTAATATATTCTATAACATAATCTTCTTTTTGTTTATTTTCTATTTGGGCTTCTGTTGGTTGTGCTATTTTTTCAACTGCGGTTTTTATAATATCTTCACTTGGACCAAACAACTTATTAAATTTGACTAACGCTCTTAAACTCTTCTCATTAACTCTATTTAGAATATTTTGTAATTTGGCGATTTGATAATCCATTGGCAACTTTGTGTCTGGCTCGTCGGGGGTGTATGCTGTAAATACTGTATTTAAATCTCTTGTGATGCCTGTTATAGATTTAGATTCGGGGAGTTTATATACTTTATTTAATTGTTCGACATCTCTATTATATTGCTGTCTTTCAAGAATGGGCATAGTATCAATGCTCTTAAGTTGTGCTTCTGTTGGTGAGTTTGCATATAGTGTATCAACTGCATCCATTATTGGGTCCGCTATTGCTCTTTTGTTATAAATATTTGTGTTAAAAATTGCCACCAATAAATTTGACAATTGCCCATATTCTTCTTTACTTGCTAATAATTCTTTCGCCATTAAAGGTTCTTTACTAAACCTTGTTGTCGAATCTGTATCTCTAATATTAACACCAATTGCTGAATCTAAATTTGAAAAGAATTTTAAAAACTCCGTCATTATTGTTTGTGCATCTAAATTTTTTCTTGATATTCTTTTTTCAAAATCTTTTTGTATTGTGGGGAAGAATCTATTAATTTTTACTAAATTTGCTGTTCCATCTGGGAGTTGTAATAACTCTTGTGATACTTGTGCTGCGGTTGCGAAATCCGCCCCAAGTGTTCGTATATTGTCAATAACTTGTTTTTGTTGCTCCATTGAATCTTGCATAATCTCTGTGCTTGTTTTATATTGTGGTGGGACTGGTGGTGGTTTGTTTGGGTTTTGATAATCCGACACTCTTTGTGTGAGAACATTTTGGTTATCAATCTGCATCTGTAATAATTCTGCTTGTAATTTCTTTTGATTTTGTAAGTCTCTAAAACTTGTTATATTTCTAATTAACATTATATAATATAGTATTAGAAAATAAATTCTTTGAATTTTTGAGAAATTATAAATCATATATATCATTAAAATTCTTTCTAAATCTGTCATTTGGTTCTGCATCCAAATCCACTAATAAAAAATCTTGTTTATTATCTGTTGTTGAGTTTTCATATAACTTTAATAAAACTTTCTTATCAACTCCTAATGAATACTCTCTCATTATTCTAAACAAGTCGGGTAAATTTGCTAATTGTTTTATAACCAAATAATTTAAATTTTTTCTTATGATCGGTGGGACAGCAAAATATGACTGTGATATATAAACAAGTGATGCATTCTGTTTTCTTGCTCTTATAAAATATTCTTCAAGTGGTTTTTGGTTTCTTTCTAAAACTAAATCGTCCATTACAATTAATGTTTGGTCTTCTTTATTAATGTCTTCGTCTAAATCTGGGGCGTTTTCAATACCCTCAACCACACTTACACCTTTTTTACCCAATTTGTCCTCCAAATACTCATAAATGGGTTCATTTTTATTTTTTGTGATTATGTATATGTCATTAAAAGTATTACCCATATTGTGGATTAGATTCATCAAAGTTTGTGTTTTTCCTGCCCCAGAACCACCTATTATTAGCATTCTAAAAGGTAATTTAATACCGTGGATATTAAAGTTGGGGTTATGAGTTTTGGTTAAATATTTTGATGGGATTTTCTTATACCAATCTATTAATTCGGCTTTATTATTCGTTTTTTTATTCTGCATATTATATATATAATATAGAAAATTATATTATAAATTATTTTATATTATATATATATAATGAGTGTTTATCCAAAACCAACTTCTCAACAAGGAGCAATATTTAATCCCGATTTGTGGATAGTTTCAGATGTTAATGGTGTTAGTGTTGATTATTTAAATGAAAATTATTTACAATTCCCAGTCGCCCAGGGATTCGAAACATTAAATGGGATGACAAATTTGCAAACAACTACTATAGGTAAGAATCTTATTATGAATGGGACTTATTTAACAAATTATATTGAGTTTCCAGATGGGACTAAACAATATAGTGCAGGAGGGACTACAACTGGATATGCTTCTCTTGCCGATACACAAGAATTTACAGGTCAAAATACTTTTAATAATTCAGGAGGAATTATAATTGAAAATACACCTGCATCGGCAATTACGACAAATTTATATCAAAGTTCGGGTAATTTATTTATAAAAAGTTCAACTACTGGTGGTGGTATTGTATTGACAGATGTTGCGAATACACAAGTTCTTTTATATCCAAACTCTAATGGTCTATTAGTTAATAAAGGTATAACAATTTCAAATACTACAAACTCTAATAATGTTGTTTTAAAAAGTGATACAACTACAAATAATCAATTAGATATAACAGGAAATTTATTAACTTCTGGAAATATTGTTTTAGGAAGCGGGACAACTCCAACTGCAAGTTTAACTTTTGGTGATGGCACAATTCAAACGACCGCTTACTCAATCCCATCAAATGCGCCTTCTTTTAACGTAAATAGCGCTGTTGGTCAGTTGGGTTCTACTGGTTTCACTATTTGGAATTTTAACGGTAAATTCCCATCATCAAGCGTAAATTGGGGTGATTCTTTTTTCTTCACCCTCTCCACTATAAATTATGATCCGACTTCATATAACGTTACAAGAGCAGCAGTAGTTATCCCGCAAGGATATAATATAACAGGAACAGGAATTGCAGTTGGGCAGAATTATACTTTACCATCTCAACCATCAACTTACTGCTATGTTTTAAATACTATGGCATATATGGGTGTTGGGAATTTATATTTTGAAACAACTGCTGGGACTTCAACTGTTAACACCCCTCAATATACTTTGTATAGTAATACAAATAACTTTATTGGGACGACTATGGTGATGACAGTATATCTTCAACAAAAAGCAGTATAAATAATATTTTGAAATAAATAATATCTTTAGTAATATATATAAATGAGTTATAGTTTAGA